AAAATATAAATCATTTAATAAATAATAATTTTAATTGTGGAATAGATTATTTTATTTAAATTAAATATATAATTTCATTATTTAAATGATTTTAGTAATTTTAAATGATTTATGATAACATTATATTTTCAATATTATTATGAAATATCCAAAATTTATTTTATAATTCTTTTAGAATATATTACGAAATATTTAAATCATTTATCAAAATTAATTCTGAAAGAATATTTCAAGGTGAATAAATCATTTATTTCATTAAATCATTTAATAAATATTGTAAATATTTTATCAAATTTTAATAAATAATTAAACTTGATAATTTGTAATTTTCAAAAAGAAAATATTCAAAGTTGATTAATTATTCAATAAATTATTAAAGAAAATAAATGATTTACTAAAGTTATAAATGATTTATTAATTAAGATAAGAAATAATTTCTTATACAAAAATATTGCCGAATTTTATTTATTTTAGAAAGAATTTGTTTAAAATTTCATTTAAAATAAATGATTTAATATATTTAATAATTCCTTCGGAATGCATTTCTTTGAAACTAAATGATTTAAGAAATTAATAAATATTTGTTTTAGAAATTATTATAAAACGATTATTTTGAATAACTTATTTTTAATATTTTCATAATCTTAAATGATTTATTAAATCTTAAATGATTTATTAAATGATTTAGTTTCAAAGAAACATATTCTGAAGGAATTATTAAAATAATTTTCAAAATAAATACTTTTTAATATTTTTTGAAATAAATATGGAAAAATAATCATAAATTGATCTAAAATTATAAATTATATGTAAATATTCCATAATTTTATTTTCGATAGATTTTTTTACAATTTTGAACAAAATTTAATTTTAATAAAAATAATTTTTAAAATCTCACTTGACTTTATGAAAAAATAAAATTTAGTTTTTAAAAATTAATTTTTGTTTTCTACTTTTTTAAAAATCTTATATAAAAAATATTTTTTAGAAACTAAATTTTTAATCAAATTGCAAAAATCTCTTTTTTTGCTAAAAAATGATAGAAAAAGAGTTTTCATATGCAAATATTCCAAAAATCAATATATGTAAAAAAATGTTATAAAGTTAACATATCTTGTTTTCTTGAAGAAATCCAATAAAAAACACCATATAAAATAGTAAAAAAAAAAGTTATTTTTCCTTGTTTTTGTATAACCTAATATCTTATAAGTGGTTATTGAAATCCTTGATGATTTAACTAGAGGAGTTATGAAATTTCATTTGTTTTTCGATACTCCATAGAAAATAAAAAGAATATTCTTTGCGGAGTTTGAAATTTCATTTAATTTTTAGAAAGTTCTTAAAAATTTATTGGAATTTTCTTATTAAGAAAAAAAGACTTGGTAGAAATTTTTTAAAAAAAGTGATTTTTACATTATTTTTTATTATTAACATCTGTTTCTAATGTTATTTTAATGTTATTTTAATTCCTGGTACATTAATCTCAAATTTTTGATTATCCAATTTTCTTGGACAATCAGGTCTATTACAATTAATAGTTTCACTTTTACAATATAAACATGGGCCATTATTCCATTTTATTCCAAAAGAAGTTTCATTTGAACAATTTTCATTTATTTCTTAGATTAAAATGGAAGGATCTTTCTTTTTTGCTTCTATAATTTCTTGTATTGACATAATTTTTGGTTTAAATTTTTTAATATTTTTTTAAATAATTTAATGTAATTATTTAAATGATTTGATTTCTTTTAAAATCTATTCAAAAAAATTATTATGAAATAATTAATCATCAATTAAACATAATGAATTTATATTTATATCATCGCTTCTTTTTAAAATAGTAATTGGACTTGAAAATAATTTTTCTTTTTTCTTTTGAATGCATAAATTTAGAAATTCATTTTGATCTTCTACTCCAAGTTCATATGCTAATTTCAACCATTTTTCTGCACTTGTATATAATTTTCTTAGAAATAAACATTTTCCTATTAAAAATATTGATTCTGAATCACCAAGATAACATTTTTGTAATGTCCTTTTGAAAAAAATAGTATTTGGTATTTCAGATTCATTTATAATTTTGTCGATTTGATTAATAGTAGGTTCCATAAAAAGTGAATTCATTATAATTTAAGAAATCTAATAAATGATTTAAAATTTATTTTAAAATATTATAAATAAGAAAAATAATAAGGATTTACAAAATTTAAATCAAAATCAAATTTGTTTAAATTATTTGAAAATAATATTTTTGATAAATCATTTAAGAGCCAATTTGTTGAAATATGATAAAGTTGAAATTTATATTTTAAATTCGAAAAATATCTAGAATCCGAAATAATTTTTAATAAATCATTTATATCATTTTCATTTATCGTTTTGCAATTATGAAATTCAAAAACATATTTTCCATCAATTTTTGATATTTGTATAACATCAATTATTTTGAATGAATTTTCATTATCTTCTAATTTAACAAATACAGATTTTGATTCATGTTTAAATTCTGTAAATGAATCATATTGATATAAATCAATTTTAATATGATTTTTAAATGATTTAATCAAATTATAGCATTTTGGAAATAAATTTGAAAAATTAATATTTAAATCTCTTGTTATTTCTTGATAATGCAAAGATCCTATTTTATCCCATAGAGCTTCAGAATATTGATAAATCGAATAAAATAATTGTGAAGTTGATGCAAAATTTCTTAATTCTTTTAAATTATCTGATAAATAAAATAATATATTTTCAATAATATTATTTGGAAGTTTTAAGAAATAATTATTATTTTGATTTGATAAAGAAAATTTCGTTATATTTTCATTGTTTATTTTCAATTTTTTAATATTTTTTGAACTATCTTGAAAATTTTCTTTATTTCTTTTAGAAGGTATTTTCATAGAATTCTTTTTATATAAATTTACAACTGTCCTCATTGTCGTTCTTACGAGTTTTCAAAAAAATGCTAAACTTGAAATATTTTATTAAATGATTTAATATAATTTATATATCATAAGTATAATAAATTTATTAAATATATTATTATCTAGTCCTTTAATACAAAAACAATACATTGTTTAGGTAATTCTTCCTTAATTATATATATTTTATTGCTTAATCTATCGAACATTTCCATTTGAAAGGAACTCCATTCATTCCAAATTTCATTATCTAATAAATCATCTGGTTTATAAAATCGAATTGGCCATTCTTCAATTATTTCTTTTGTAATTAAATTCATAAAATTTAAAGTTAATTTTTGTTTTATATCCCTTTTTATCATATCCTTTTGCAAATCATCTACAATATTTTTTAATTTCGCTTTCATCGCTCCATTATTTTCCATTATTTTCGATTATTTTATAATTTTTATAAATGATTTAAAAAATAAATAAATGAAAGGAATCTGATGAATTTGCAAAAAATTAATAAATTTGAATTGATAATAAAAAATAATAATTTATTTGAAATATTATATATAAATCCTATTGAATTATTTCTAGATAGTTTTACAAATAAATTATATTGTAAAAACATATAATCTTATTATTAATAATTTTAAATCGGAAATGAAGCTTTTATCAATTATAAAATAAATCATTTATCATAATTATTAATTTAATGGGAAGCAACTTGTAATATATGTTGATCAAATATCATAAAAAATTGATATGTTAACCAATTACCAAGTAAAAAAGATAAAATATATAAGATAATAACAAAAGTTGGAAATAAAATAAATCCATAAAGTATAAAATTCGATCCATTATTTTTAGATCCATAATCCATACATACTATTAATGAAATCAAAATGAGTGCAATTGTTAAAATAATCGTTGAGAATATAATCGAAATTGAAATCAGCGATACATATTCATTATCAAGAAATATATTATAAAAAATTCCAGAAATAATTCCAAAAATGCAAAATGTTTGAACTGATTTCAATCTAAATACAGCACACATTTGTTTTCCAAAAATTTTGTTTTTAAAGAAATCAATAAAATGATTTAAAAAATTTTAAATGATTTATTATATTAAATGATTTAATTATAATATAAATAAATTTAGAATTAAGATCATGATACTTTCTTCAAAAAGACAATTATTAGCTTTAGATATTTTAGATTCTATTCTTCCAATGAATTTAAGAAATCGAACAAGGGAAAAAATCAAAAATGGCGAAAAAAAGAGAAAAAATAAAAATTATTCCAGTCATTCCTCAGATAGTGATGATGAAAGTTCATTTGACAATGATAAAAAATCAAATAGAAATGTAAATAATAATTCTTCATTTAATATAAATGAAAATATAATATTAGATAATAATTACATTGATGATAAAAAAAAAGCAAAAAGAAAGAATCAAGATGTTGAATATAATAATGAAAAAACGAAAAAGGAGAAATTCTCAAATAAAAAACTTTTGAAAAAGATAAATTCAAAAAAATTGTTAATTGAGAAATTCGAAATGAAAATATTGAAAATAAATCAGAAACAAAAAAAATATGAAAGTATTCTTATAAAAAATAGTGATATAAATATCAAAGATAATTTTGCTGGATGTTAAAATAATTTATTTTTATACACAATAAAAATCGATAATTAAATATAATATTTTTGCAGTTAAATATCCAAGAGAAATTATAATAAGTATTAAAAATATTATTCCAAGAAAAAATATATTTTCTATTCTATCCCATATTCTATCCAATATATTATATTGTTTTGAAGATAAGAAAATTATTATATTTGATATTATTAATCCAATTATTATTATAATTGCTGGCAAACTTAAAAAATTAAGAAAAGCTTGAGAATATCTTAATTTTATGAAATAAAAAACAAATCCAAAGAAAAATAATAAACTTATCACTTGATTTTCAGACATTTAAATTTCAACATAAAATTAATATTTATTTAAATGATTTATTATGAATCTTAAATGTTTTATTTATTTTAAAATAGATTAAATGGATTTACATTATAATATTTTACAAATTTCAATAAAATATTATTTTCATCAATAAATTCATGACAATATAAAAATTCTTCATTTTTTGAATTTTTTATAGTTTCTATATCTGTTTTAAAATAAATTGCTTTTGGATAATAAATTAATTTTCTAACTTTTTCAACTATTTCGTATGTTATATTAATATCATGAAAATTTGGTGAATAAACCAAAATAACAAATTCATTTGGTTTCGAATTTGGTCCTTCCATAGATGTTGAACATTTTGCATTAAATGATAAATTTCCTTTTATTGTTTCTTCATAAATTATTTTCCATGCATCATAAATATCTGTTTTATTAAAGTGTAATATCCATTTTCCACAACAATCTGGATCAATTTCAGTTTTATCATTTCTATTATTTGCATAAATCCAATATAAATTTGTAATTGAAGCTGGGTTTTGCATTTATTTTTTTATTTAAATTTGATAAAATATTTTTTTAAACAAATTGGTAATAGTCTTTGTAATTAAAGATTTATAATCCATCTTTTTTATCAGTTATTAAAATTTTTAAAACATTTATTTTATATTTTTATTAAATCATTTAATAAAATTCATAAATTATTTTTCATAAAAAAAAAACATGGGAAATAATAACACAACTGAATTTATATCCATTGATACTATTTACAATGAATACGAAAACGGAAAAAGTGAAACGCAAAGAAAATTAAAACAAGATGTTTTATTTATTAACAATGAAATTAAAGGAAAAATTAAATTAGGAAATTTGGTTTTTGACACAGTAACAAATACAGATGATTTTGTTATTAAATCCTTGACAAATGAATTACTTTTATTTTACGGAAAAAATATAAGAATTATCATTGAAAAGGATAAAATATATCATCTTATATTTCATTTTGGGAGCGATTCTGAAAGATTGGAATTTTTTGATTTAAAGGAAAAAGAATGCGATGGGAAAGTAAAAAAACTTGCTTGCATAGAGGAAAAATGTCCCATCGTTCAACAATGGATTACCGTGGCTGAAATTAATTCCATCATAGGAGAAAAATTAAAGGAGAATTTAGAAGATTGGATTAGAATAATGAATGGGTTTATCCAATCAAAAGTGAAAATGGGAAATTTATCTTTTATAGTGGTAGCAAAAGCCAAAAGTATATTATCTAAACAAAGTTTAAATAATGTAATTCCAATAATGAAATCACATTATCATGAATATGTTGAAATTACTAAAAAAGAAAATGAATATAAACTTGTCTTTTCTTTTGAAAAAGAAAAATCAAAAAGAAGGGAATTATTTGAAATAAATAAATAAATAAAAAAATTATTTTAAAAAAAAATATGGGAAATAATAATATAAGAGAGGAAAATCTTCCAAAGTAAAACCCAAAAAAAGAAGAAATTCCAAAAGTAGAGGAAATTGAAAAAGTAGATCAAATAATACCAATAGTCGAACAAAGAGAAACAATGGAATCACTTGTTCCCCTTTCTACTGTTTATTTTGAAATTGAAAAGAGTGGAGAAAGTCGTAAAAAAAATTTGATAAAGAGGTTAAAAGGATAAATAAGATTATTCAAAAAAATATTGAAAGTGGACAATTATCCTTTTTTATTGCAAAAAAGTAAACAGTATAGACACCATATTGTTAGAAAATGAATTACTTTTATTTTATGGAAAATATACAAAGATTTTTTATGGAAAAGAAGAGAAGAAAATTTGTTTTTGTTTTCATGATGATGAGAAAAGAAAAGTTGAATCATTTAATAAATTTTAAAATAATTCTATTAAAACCAAATTCTCGAAAATTAAATAAACTTATAAAATCAAAAATTTAAATAAATCATTTATTAATATTAAATCATTTAATTTTTCAATATTTAATTAAATGTAATAACCCATTTTGGTGGATTAGAATCAAAACTTTTCTGTTCAGATATTGAACTATCTTTTTCATGGTCAAATATCCATTGATCGACAATTTCCATTTGTTGATGTGAGAATTTATTAGCAAATAATCTAAAATCAACTTTTTTGACTGTATTTGAATTAAGTAAAATTTCTTCTAATTTTTCAATTGCATGTTTAGTAGCATCACTTTCATTTTCGTAATTTTTTTCGGATAATGTTATAATTTGAATTGACATTTGTAAAGATTTTGTTTGTTGAATTTGAATATAAATTTCGATAATTATTAAATGATTTAATATTGTGTTTAAATCATTTAAAATTTATTAAATCATTTAAAATTTATTAAATCATTTAAAATTTATTAAATCATTTAAAATTTATTAAATCATTTAAAATTTATTAAATCATTTAAATAAAATTAGATTTATTCAATTAATGATAAAATTGTTTTATTGGTAAAATTATTTTTACAATGTCTTTTGGTAAAAATTGTCTTAAAACCCAGTAATTAAAAAATAATAAAGTAAAATCTCTTTTTTGAATTAATGCATAATCTGAATTACAAGATGATATTGGTGGAAAAATAATAATATTTTTTGATTTCAATTGTTTTATATTAATTTCTTCAATTTTTTGTTGTTTTTCGTTAGAATTTGTATATTTTAATTCATTATCTGTTTTTATATTTAAACTTTTTCCCCATGAATAAATGAAATTTTCTATTTTAAATGAATGAATTAAAAATTATTTACTTGATATCCCAATTACATGCAATTTTCCAGAATTAATATTTTCAATTTTATCATTTCCACTATATATCTCTTTAAATGATAAAACGCAAGAAGCTGCTTTAGAATATAAACTTTCATATTCCATCCATCCTGTTTGTAATATTTTATCATTTTCTATAATAAATTTTTAGAAAAACATTAATAACAAACTCATAAGTAATGTTGTATTATTTAAACCACAACTTATTGATTCAATATATGAAAATTCTCTTACTAAAGTTGGGCTTAATCTAGGCTTATAATCACCTAATCCTAATTGGCCATGGTCATTAGATCCCCATGATATTAACATATTATTTTCTATTATTAATTATATTATATAAAATAAAACCTAAAATGATAACATTATGATAACATCCAACTGAAAACTTTTTCACCATATTATTTAATTTGATTTTTTTTGGAATACTTTCAATGTGATAAATTGAATTTCCCAATTGACCTTCAATATTTCGACCCCATGAATAAAGTAACCCATTTTCTAGAATTTTAATAAATAAAATGTAAATTACTTGTTAAAGCAAGTGAATGATTCCAACCAGATTTTATATCAACAATCTCAGAAATAGATATTATCTTTGCAATAGTTTGAAATGAAGTTTGAGAACCCAATCCTAATTGCCCACTATGATTTTCTCCCCAAGAATAAACTTCACCACTATCTTTTTTATAATCAATAAATTTATATTTATTACCTATTAATGCTAACCCAAAATCATTTCCACAAGAAACAGAAACAACTTTCATATTCTGAAAATAACTTATCAAAAGTGGCATTTTTTGTTTTCGCAAAATATCATTAGAATCCATATTATATCCCAATCGAAATCTTAAACCACATCCCCAACTATAGATTTTTCCATTATAATCAATTGCAATAAAAAAATCATCTCCACAACAAATTTTCTTGAAATTGAAATTACAATTAAAATTCTGTCTTTTTGAAATATTTTCTGAATTGTAAATTATCAAAGAATCCATATTTCACTTAATCAATTTTCTTTTGAGAAGTATTTGAAATCTTTTATATTGTAAATGATTTATAAATTATTTATAATATTAAATGTTTTATAATATTAAATGTTTTATAATATTTCTTTGTAATTATTTATAAATGAGACGTCGATTTTATAATTTTAAAAATATTTTTAATTTTTTAGGAATGATTTGTTTCATAATTATTAATAAAGGAATAAATGAATAATTTTTTTGATAATTTATTGAAAATTAGAAATGATGCTAAAAATAATTTATTATCAAAAAGAAGAGCAGAAATTATAGATGTCATAAATGATATTGCATCTGGAAATAGAATATTTGAAAATGGAAGTATTTTCATAATGACAAAATATGATGAGATAATTTCAATGGATGAAGGAATTGAATATTTTAAGGATATTATAGATTGTTTTAGAAATTGCATAACAATTGATAGACCTTCCAGATATATTTATTTTCAACCAAAGGGAATTCATTTAGAATTAAAATCAAAATGTGATAAAACAAATAAAAAAATTATTTCGTCTTTTATAAAAGATTTTTATATAAGTAATCATATTTATTTGTTTTGGATATTAAAACATTATTTTGTCATTGATGTAATAAAAATAATTTTAGAAAATTATTTATGGGAATATAAATATATTATTGGTGAAAATATTTGCTTTAAACAAAATAAAGATATATTAACATATAATTTTCTTAAATGATTTATTTTATTTAAATCATTATTAAAAAATATATTAATAAATTTACAATCGTTTTTATAATTAACAAATAAAATATATTTTAATAAATTCATTAATAAATCATTTAATAAAAATTAAATCATTTAGAATATATAAATTAATTTCGAAATGAATAAATCTTTAAAATAAATTCTAAATTCGATTTTTAATTATGTTTTTAAATAAATGATTTATTTAATATTAAATCATTTATATTTATTGATTTTATATTTATAATAAATAATTAAAAAAAGTTGAAATTTCTTTTTAGAATAATATTTAATTTATATAAAATTAATAAATCATTTAAAATATTTAAATCATTTAAAATAAATTATTCAAAATTCTAATTAAACAAATTTTTGATGAATATTGAAATTTTTCCACAAGATATATTAAAAATTATTCTATCTTTTTCTGACAATTTAAATTGGTTATTTGTTTCTCGGATATTTAGTAAAATTTTTCAAAATGATACATTTTATAAAAAAAGAAAAGCAATATATGTAATTATGATACTTTCTTCTAGTCTACATCCTCAATTTGGTTCACGAATAAAATTAGGAAATTTGGTTATTTTTCATGATTATCGTTCTAAATTAGAATGGAGTTTAGAAGTCCAAGAAATAATGATAATCTCCAATTTTCAAATGATCAAAATTAAACCATCTGTTAATATATCGATAACAGAACAAGATTTAATCAATAAAATTTCAAATATTCCTGAAGATTCAATAATTAAAATTGAACATGAATTTAAAGAAAATATTTGGGAATTTCCTTTTGATAATTCTCTATCTGAAAAATTTGGAAAAATAACTGATGAATCTCATAACGGAGGAAAATCTTTGATTACAAATTTAAATTCAGTAATATTTTGTTTGGATGATATGGAATTTTCAAAAATCATTATGGATTCGATAAAAAAAAGAAAATTATGTATTGGAGAACAAAAACAAAAATTTAAAAAATTTAAAGAAGATTATAATAAAACATCAAATTGTATTATTCTCTAATAAAAAGTTTCAATTTCAATTTTTTCTGTAGCTTTATCTTCCCAAATTAAATAACAATTTTGACATAAAAATTCATAAGTAATTTTATTATTTATATGTTCAATCTTGTAAAAAGGCCATTTTATTTTATTGCAATTATCACAATTTAATTGATGATTTGAACATTGAGGATAAATTTCTTTTACTTTAATTGTTTTTTCATTTTCCATTATTTTAAAATTTTAAAATTAAGAAAAAATAATAAATGCTTTTAAATTATTTATTATTTTATTAAGAAGAAATGCCAATTTTAAGTAAATCAATTTCAAATATATATTATATTTCATGGATTAGTTCATCTATTATGGTTGCTGGAGCAGTTTATTATATATCAATGAAAAATATATATAATTCAGATTATAAATATTATTATTATGGAATAAAAAATATCGGTGGAATAATTTTAAAAAATAGTATTATTTATTATAATCCATCAATTAAAGAAAAAATCATTTGGTTTCTTATTGAATCAATTATTCCATTGATAAATGCATCTATCAGCGGATTATTTATGCTTTTTGTTTCGCTTCCATTTTTCACTTTATTTGAAATAATGCAAGTTTTCAAAACTGGTGATAAAGAACTAATTGACAATATTTTAAAGGAATTATTTAAATCTTTTGAAATATTTAAAAACATAAAAATACCATACCAAGAATGGTATAATAGACAAGAAAAAAATCATAAAGAATTTGAATATTATCACAAAAAAGATATGGAAAATTTGGAAAAAGAAAGAAAAGATAGAGAATTTTATTTAGAACATGGATCTTACTAATTTTTTATTAATTTCCATTGAAAATAAAATTTATCAAAATAAGATAACCACAAATTTTTTTCTAATATTTCCAAACATAAGTCTTTTGGAAAAAAATGATTTAATATCCAATAAAGAAAACATGTATCATCTACACTTGTTAATTCCTCTTTATCCATTAATTTTAAAAGATCTGGAAACATTAAATCTTTATGAGGATAAATATATTTTAGAAATACTTGATATTTATTAGCAATTCTAACTGGCAAAAACCAATTATTATTATATGTCATTGCATCAATTAAATTTTTGAACTTGTTATCACATTCAAAATAAATATATTTTAATGTTTTTGTAGAATAAATAGCATCAACAATTTTACTATTATCTATAAAACCTGCATACCATTGTGATATTTCCAGTTTTTCCAATGTAGTATTTTGATTTATATAATTTGCAATTGAACTTACTGATAATGAATATACATTTGAAGTTGTCAATTTAATTTTTTTTAAAGTTGTATTAAAATTTAATGCATCAAATATTTTTGGAACTTCTCCTCCATCGATCCAACCCCAATATTTTATAGATTTTAATTTAGTATTTTTTTTAATAATATTAATTAAACCAGAATTTATATTTAATTTTGTGGAATCTAAGCATATAAATTCCAATCCTTTGTTTAATTCTAATGACTTTGATATTATTTCTATTCCTTTAATAGTAAATTCATTACAACAAATATTTAATTTCTTTAATGTTGAATTAAACTTTAACATTTCAGCGATAGATTCAGAACATTCGTCATCAAGCATATTATCATGGATTTCAAATTTCAAAAGCATGGTATTATTTTTCAATTCATTAAATATTATTTTAGCTTCATTGCCTTTTATTCCATTAATTCCAATATTAATATATTTTAAAATATGATTTTCTTTAATAATTTTTGACAATTCTATTGCAGCTTTCTCATCTATATTTGCAGCTGGTAAATGTATTTCATATAAATATTGATTCATTTTAATGGAATTGAAAATCCATCCCGAAATCTTTCCACAATTTGTAAATTTCAATATTTTTAGATTTTTTGTAAAATTTAGATTTATATAAAACTCTTTAATCAAAATCTCATCTAAATCCTCAAAACCCAATTCAATATCAGTTATAGTATTATTTACTTTTATCAATTTAATAATTTTCTTAAATTCATCATTTCCAATTTTATTATTTTTATCGTAAAGAATATTTCCTAAATCCAATTTTCTAATCGATGTATTTTTACATAATAAATCCAACATAAGATTAAATTCAATTTTATCTAATTGAACAAAATTAAAATGTAATTCCTTCAAATTTTTATCATTATCCTCAATTTCCTTCAATGGAATCTTTTGAATTCCCTTGAATAAACAATAATTATCAAAACTTAAAATAATATCCATATTTAATATTTTTTTGAAAAAAAATGATTTAATTTTTTAAATGATTTAATATCCAATAAAGAAAATATGTATTATTTATATTTGTTAAT